CAGCAACCTGGTGCAGCAAGCGGTGCAGCACGGAGCAAGTCAGGCTCAGGATCAGTACCTAAGCGGAATCAGCGGAGAAAGTCTTGAGGTTCTTGAGCACTTTGGTGCTGAAGCCCCTGCTCTCCTGAACACCTATGCCTGCGCAGTTGAAGATGCTCTGATCGAGCAAGTCCAGCGCGGCAACAATGTCCTCAGTGCATTCGAAGCATCCTCTGAAGAGAACGGTGCAATGAACCTGATGCTCACCAACCCTGATGTGTTGGCTGACTACGTCAATGAGTTCTTCGGTCCACAGGGTCCATACCCAACTGAGACCCCTGATGAGACCCAGGTCCGTCAGCAGACAGAAGCTCGTGCACAGTTCGAAGCTGAGATCCAAGCTCAAGAGCAAGGACAAGTTCCACAGAACTTCCAGCGTCCTCAAATGGATATGCCTACACCAGGCCGTCAGGTCAACCAGGCAAATGACTTCTGGGGTTCCTTCAGCGAAATGATGGACAGCTCCCCTGAGAACGCATGGCGTTATCTCTCACAGGCTCCTCAAGGTGCCCTGCAAGCTAAGGCCCTTATTCAAGATATGTAATGGGTTACTACAACTCTGGCAGACGTGCAAGAGAACTAGGCATCGGCTCTTCGGGGTCGTTGCCTTCTAATCCAGATTTGGATTATGTCTTTCACGACAAGGATCTAACACCCCAAGTTTTAGAAAAAATCTTAGGGCGTAAACCCACGTCAGAGGATGTAGCAATGGCACGTGAAATTGCTTCACGTCCTGAAAATCAAAACCTTGATACTTTTGTAAAAGAGTTGCTTAAAGAGGGTGGTAATTACGCCCTCAAACAAGAAAATCAAAAACGAATGGCAGGTGAAGTCCTAGCCGGAGCCGGTGGTCTTGCTGCTCTATTGGCAGCAGGTGATTACGTAGATGGTCCTGAACAAGGACGTATTTAATTTACGTACAATATAGATAACAGAATTAAGCTAATTGTAGAAATGATGTACTCCAACGATATGGACGCTGCTGGTTATCAGCAAAAGATGCAGACGCAGCAACTAGCTAGTAATGCAGGTCAGCAGGCCATTACTAATGAAACTCAAGGTCGTGTAGCTATGGAAGGTGCTCAGCGTGTTGCTGGCCTCAGTGCTGCACAAATGGCTAACCAACAGAAGTCCGGTCACGTTGCAATGGCAATTATGGCTGCTAAAGGTGGTGACAGCATGATGAAGCAGATGGCTGATCCAAATGTTGTTGCAGGCATTGGTCGTTCCCTTGGTGAGCAAAGCCGTCTCAAAGGAATGATGGCCTAATTAAATATTACAAGTGTTGATAGAATAAATAAAGGTTATTGATATTGCCAAGTGAATAATAGAAAAGCGGGTGATTACGCAAATGATCCTGAAATTTTTCAGGCAATATGGAAGCACCTAAAATCTGATGGTGTGGAAGATCAAGCTGCAAATCAAATGGCAGCTGAAATGATTCACCATGGTGAAGACTTTGAAAGCTCAATTGAGCAATACGAAAGAAACCTGACTAACTATAAAGAAAAAGGTTATAACGAACATGCTGCACAAGCAATGGCAGTTGAATCACTTGAGTCAGGAGACAATCCAGATGAAAGTACAAGATTTGCTGGAATCTATAGTTGATAAATAACACTTAGACTGATAGAATTAAATATAAGCGAAAAGCAAATATGGCATCAACAAAGAGTACAGGAGATTCAGTCCGTGCATATCTTCGTGACATTGGACGAATCCCTCTACTTCAGCATGATGAGGAAATCTTGCTAGGCAGGAATGTTCAACGTTTGATGGAGATCAGAGCTTGCGCAGACCTACTTCATAATCCCAGTAAAGAAGAGTTGGCTAATTCTCTAGAAATGACAACAAAAGAGCTTCGCAAGCAATTACGTGATGGAGAAAAAGCAAAAGACAAAATGGTCACAGCAAACCTCAGACTTGTTGTGTCCGTTGCCAAAAAATATACTAAGCGGAACATGGATCTACTGGATATCATCCAGGAAGGCACCATTGGCTTGGTCCGTGGCGTGGAGAAGTTTGATCCTGGCCGTGGTTACAAGTTTTCTACTTACGCCTATTGGTGGATCCGCCAAGGGATCACTCGCGCTATCGCTGAGAAATCGAGGGCGATCCGTCTACCAATCCACGTTACTGAGAATCTCAACAAACTTAAGAAAGCCCAGCGTGAGTTAAGTCAGATTAACGGTCAGCTACCAAACGTATTCGAGTTGGCTGAATACTTGAACCTATCGGTAGATGATATTAAAGATCTAATGTGTAAGGCACGTCAGCCTACATCACTAGAAATTAAGATTGGAGAAAATAGAGATACAGCATTAATTGATTTGTTAGAGGATAAAACACAATTACCTGAGATGTTGCTAGAGCAACAATATATTAAAGAAGATATTCGTGAACTAATTAAAGAGCTGCCTGAAATGCAAGCTGCAGTGATCAGCATGCGATATGGCATTGGAGAAGATATTCTTGAACCAATGTCAATGACAGCAATTGGTCAAATGCTCAACATGAGTAGAGACCGAGTAAGAACCCTTGAAAACAAAGCGATTAAGAACTTACGGGAGCAGTCACAGTCTGTAAGTGAGTATCTTTAATACAATAAAGATATAGAAGCTATGCAGACATGGATGTCACTACAGAACTATTAAAGGCAAACAACACATATTCTGCTAGTGACAACACTAATCCAGATCGGTATGCATCGAGTAAAACACTTAACTACTCGACTGGTGGAAGTATCTCTAAAGCAGAGACCGCTGAAATAAGCGTCGTACCTTTCTCACTTAATTATGCTGATGAAGTAGGTCTATTTGGTACAGAGAATCACTTCATCAAAGTGAAACTAAATATTATTGGAGACTTTGTTCTTAAAGAATATATGGAGCCAGGTTATATCAAAGCAGACATTAATTTTTTTGAGGAAGAAGACGATACTGATTTTGTGAGCAGTAACTTAGATCAGGCAGGTGCAGAGAATGATACAGGTTATTCATCAGCTGCAACGCCTCCTTTGACATTGCCAGCAATTGGCCTTGACGCATATTTAAGTGTAGATTTGAAAAACCTTAAAGCTTCAAATATTTACAACAATAGCAATCTAGATGTACGCTTGTATACCAGTGAGCATGAAGAGCATCCATACGACACAATGTATATCAAACCATTAGATATATTTTATGTAGGAATTCACGCTAGAAACACAAAGCGTCTGCCCTACAGCATTCAAATTGATATTGGAAATGAGTATAAAGCTCTTGAGTCAATTCCTGACAAGAGCTACATCATGAGAACTTCTAATCGACCAAGTTTCTAGTCTTCGTCAGTGACGACAGCCTTGATGACTTTCTTTTCAGCTTTCTTAACAGGCTTAGGTGTCAAAGGCTTAACAGGAGCCTTGACTTCAAATGAGGGCTTATCTTCAGTACCTTGAGGCTTAACAGTCATGACTTTGCCTTTGCTCATAGCAGGCAATACATAGTGCTCAATCAACTTAAGTTCTTGATTAAATAATGCTGCACGAGATACACTGCGAGCACCATAGAAATCAAAGTTAAGTTTGCCGTCGTGATCGATACGCAAAGACGTAGCGTTAGTAGAAGCCACAGCTAGTTTGGCTTTCTTACCATTAGCAGTAACGTCAAATATTGTGCAATCTACATACTGCACACCATTCGTACCATGCCACCATTCCTTAATCTTATGTGTATCGCCACCACGCTTGGGACGAGTAAGCAAGAGGTCTTTGCCAGTGTGCTTTGAAACGTTGTTAACACCGGAAAGAATAAGACTATCAGCCATTTTTGCTATTACAACTTTCTTCTATTTTAGTCCATTTAAGATTTGAAGCAGAGTTATTATTTTTATGCCCATCTATATGTGCCACTCGACTGCATGCTTTAGTCCTTCCTGGCATTGTCATTGGAGGCTTTAAGAATGCAAGAGCAACTAACTTATGAACGGTCACAGTTACTGTTCTTTTTCTACCGATACGTTGAGTAAGATTGACTTGCATATAGCCATTCTTATTCTTACGCTGCTTTAATAGCTTCTCGGACCTTCCTTTGGTACTCTTGATATCACCAATTGAATTAATGTAGTACTCAATGCAACACTCAAAGCCAGCCAGAGTGTGTATAGGTTTCCAAATTTTATCATCTATAAATTCCATAACCACAAAATATTGGGGTATATAGTTAAAAGTATAGCAATAACAAGTACTATCGTTATATGTGACTACGTCGAAGTCACTTATAACTTTTTTAGCTTACGGAGTTACGATCCTATGTGGATTGATAATGATTTTCCGAAGCTTCTTGGTGCAGAACTTTACCGTCCTCATCCTGCCTACATCATTGAGATGGCAGTTGAGCCAGTAGTTGTACACGATTTTTCTAAGCAGCCCGGTCAAACCGTGCAGCTCGATCGTTACCGCTTCTGGGGCAAGCCTGGCACTAAGGAGTCCCGTGAGCGGACTGCCGATCAAACACTTGGATCCGCCTCCGCACGCAACATCGTTAAGGACAAAGTGCTCGTTACTCTTCGTGAGTACACCGGCCCTGCTGATTCCCGCGATGCTTCACAGCCTTCTACTTTCAAGGTGGCTCGTGAAACCCTCATCACTGCTCAGCGTCTGCTGCTTGATACCGGCAACCTGAACGTCTTCCACCAAAGCATCGGTTCTTTGACCTTGCTGGATGACTATCGTCGTTGGCGTGATCGTGTCTTCGCAAACGAACTGCTGAAGGCAGAAGCTGCTGGTCAAGCCAGCAAAGATCAAGGTGGTTACTACCTGCCAGGCGGCAAGCCTAAAGGCGGCGCTGGTGGAACCTTGGGTGTGACATACGCCGCTGGTGAGTCCGCCAAATTCGATGTCAAGACTGACCTCCTCGAAGTGGTCAAGGACATGCGTAAGCGCAACGTTCCTACCTTCGCTGATGGTTACTACCGTTGCATCGTCGATCCAACCGCAATGATGCATCTGCGTCAGAACTCAGACTTCCGCGAGATCGCTCGTTATCCAGGTCAAGGGATTGTTAATCCTATGAACCCTGGTGAAGCACCTAATGCCAACTTCTACCAAGGCATGGGTCCTGCTTACGGCCAAGCTGGCTTTGTCGCCGGTCAACCCGTTATGCCTACTGGCTTCCTCTTTGAGGGTGTCCGTTGGTTCGAGTCCACCAACCTGCCCGAAACCACTTACAACTTGATTGTGACTGACGAGGCCGCTGGCGCTGCTAATTACACAGCATCCCAACTTGTCTTCTTCGGCCCTCAAGCTGTTGGCGTGGGTATTGGTGGTAACAACGCTCAGATTCTGTTGAACAACAACGACGACTTCAGCCGTTTCATCATCATGATCTGGTCGCTGTTTGCCGGTTTTGAAACGCTTAACCGCGATTTCATTACGGTTGGTTACTCTTTCGTATATTGATAGGAGCTAACTAACTATGTCCGTAATTTTTCCCGGTAATTATGTAGCCCACCTGAACGCATATCGCGAACAGGGTGTTGAGGCTCTCCCAGGTGTTGAGTTCTACCGCATTGTCGGTGCTCTCGTTCTAGATCCCGATAACGCTGGAGTTCTCTCCGGTGGTGCATTGGCGGCTGGCACCTACAACCTGAAAGTTCTGTCACCAGATCTTCGTCAGGATGACAAGCCACGTGTAGATAAAGCATTCGTAATTCCTAAGAATTCCGTTGTTTATCGCACAGCAGTTAACGCACCTGGCGTAAAGGCTGCTGCTAATGGCAACACGATTAAGATCAAAGCCCTAGGTGGTAACGCTCCCGGTAACACTGGTAGTGAAACAACCCTGACTGCAGGCACTGACTTGTTCTTCCCTACTGATGGCGCTGCTTCCGCAATGCTGACCGTTGTTAATGGAACTGCAATTAGCACTTCTGCTGACACCGCTGTTCAAGTCATCACTTCTGCCAGCTTCACTGCTGAGCAGAACCCTTCTGCTGGCGCAGACCGTAAGAGCCCCTCTGCCATTTTGGTTGAGATCTGCTACTACCGTCCAGCTCCCGCACCTGATGCAAGCGATGCTCACATTCCTTTTGGAATTGAAGCTGGTCAAGGCACCTGATAATCTATATCAGATAACAAGAGCGTCTCTTATGAGGCGCTTTTTTTGTGCCTATAATATGAAAAGGAATACCCCAAAAAATATGTCCGACCAAAAATTATTTCAAGACAGTAAGACAGGAAAGTTGGTTGAGTTTATTAGTACTCACGACAAAGAGTTTGCGATGGTAAAAGACGCAGGAGGTAACGTTACTTTTATGACATTGGATCAATTGGTTCCTTATGATCGCGACAAAGGAAGGTTAGTAAAAATTGCACAACTAGAACAAGAAATACCAGAAGAAGCACTGCCTGATCCTATTGTGCCAATTGAAGATATGCGATTAAACTTGAATGCTGCACAGGCTGAGCAAATTGCAAAACGTCTGCCTGGTGTTGGCTTTGCAACAGCTAAGAAGATTGTTGAACTACGTATGTCTCTGAGTGGTGAAAGGTTTGCCAATCTCAAACAGCTTGAGAATATTCCTAGAGTTAACTGGGATCAATTGATTGAAGAGGACTTAATCTTTATTAGTTAAACTAGTAATATCAAAGTCAAAGTATAGTAATGGCAATTAGTATTGAAGAGGCGTTACTAGCTAAAGCGCAGCAAGATCAACAGAATCAAATGGGCACTTTTCCTGCCACAGCCTTAGGTATGGGTGCAGGTGCATTGTTGGGTGCGGCAGGTGGTGAAGTTCCTCATCAAGGTGGGCTTCTGATCAATAAGCTAAAAGATCGCTTGGCAGAAGGTCAAGGCTTAGTACCTGTAACTAAAACAGGTATGCAGAATGTACGCGCTTCTATTAAACCTGGACCACGGTTTGCCGGTGGCTTAGTAGGAGCAATCTTAGGTGGAGCACTTGGAGCAGGTGCAAGGGTAGAAGCAATGCAAAACAATCCTGCAGCCACACTTCTTGCAAAACTCCAGACAGAAGGTGCTCTATCGCCATCTGAAACACAGCAACTGCAGTCAGTGCTTGCTGATACCTACAGCAATATCACTGGAGCTGCGTAATGGAACTAGACGATTATCTAAAGTCAAAAACTAGGTACCATCTGGGCTTCAATGCTGGCGCACAAATCCCTGCTGGAGATCGATCACGCCTAGAAGAGGCGATGGCACTTATCCCAGATAACTACTGGTATGAGCAAATGGTGTATCACATCAAGCGGTGTGACATTGCTTGGCGAGCTAGTGCCGCAATTCCAGATGATTACTTTGATGCTGGTGGTAGCAGAACGCTAAATCCGTCAAGGCAAGAAATCATTTCAGGTGACGTTGATCGAACAATTCAAACGTCTGATCCACTGAAAGGTGATGACTATTTTCGTGAAATATATCTACGAGAAGTAGATCGACTAGCTGAAAGTTTATATGTTCCAAACTACAGACGACCTGAAGTACGTCGCTATTCATTTGAACGTGCTGGCGCAGAGTTCATCATGGCTGTGCCCGGTCCAGCAGATACTGCTGTAGGAACTCGAATGATGCTCAGCACAAGTTGGTGTTAAGTGTAGAATAGATCTAGGATTTAAACCATACAATTATGCATGCCGTAAATACACACGGTGCTCCTAAAATTACCATGAATAGTCAGGAAGCTGACTATCAAATGAAACTTAAGCAAGCACAAGCTCAAGCAGATGGTAAT